TGATCAGAGTTGCGGACCAGTAGGAATGGCAACTGTAGGCAGATGGATCCAGAGTGCCGATTCAAATCCTGATATTGATGCAATAGTTTTGTGCCTCGATTCTCCTGGTGGAACAGTATCCGGCACAGAGGAACTGGCAAACATCATCAAGGGAACCTCAAAACCAATTATTGCCTATGTTGAAGACATGGCCTGTTCGGCTGCTTACTGGCTGGCAAGTTGCTGTAACGAGGTAATTGCAAATAATTCAACGGCACAGCTTGGCAGTATCGGTGTATTAATGTCGTTTGCCGATGCACAGCCCATGTGGGAAGCAAAGGGTGTGAAATTCCATACTGTCACAGCTCCCCAGTCAACCGACAAAACCAAAACCTTTGAAGATCTTCGTGCCGGTAATTACGAGGAGTACAAAAACACCGTACTTGGTCCGCTTGCACAAAAGTTTATTGCAACTGTCCAGGGCAACCGTCCGGGAATAACCGATGCTCATTGCACCGGCAAAGTTTATTTTGCCCAGGATGCAATCGGATCGTTTGTCGATTCAATCGGAAACCTCGATTTTGCCGTTCAGCGTGCAGCTTCACTGGCTTCATCTCCTTCCGCTTCAGTAAATACCCCCAAAATTTTAAATATGAGTTACAAAAGACTTGCTACAGTAGCCGGTGTCGAGGCGTTTGAAAGCGCTGACGGCACCATCGCACTCACTGATCAGATGGCACAGGCTGTTGAGACTGCACTTGAGAGTGCAGAGGCAGAGCGAAACCATCTTACTGAGCGCACGACCGAACTTGGAACGGCAACTGGCCGTGTTCAGGAACTCGAAGCCCGCGTGGCTGAACTCGAAGGCGCTGCCGGTGCCGGAACTGCAATTGTAATTGTGGATACCGATAAAGGCGCATCTGGTGAAACAACCTTCTGGGATCGTTTAGGCGCTTGCCAGGAATATTTAAAGAAATCTTAATTTTTTTTGAGCAATGATAAATATCAATCAAGCATTAATCGACGCCGGCAAACAGTATAAGAAAGAACTTCTTACTATGCCGGTAGCTGTATTAAGCGACATGCTTCAATACATGACGCTTAGGACAGGAATTCAGGGCACAGTAGTCGGTGGAACATTAGACACCGATGCTCAGCTCAGACCTTATCGCACTGCCAAAGATGCGACGGACAACACTACCATTATTCCATATGAATGGTCAACATTCCTGGGCGATGTGGTTAAAGAGTTCGACCCGAACGCAATCCTTGGTACGCTCTACACCGAAAAGACCAACAAAAAACCTACTGAGCGCGAAATCGCAAAGCTTGTAGCCCTTGAGATGGCAAAGAAAGTTGGTGAAGCATTGTACGATGAATCTTTCACTGCAGTACGTAATGCTGTCGGTACTACTTCTGCTGATCTGTTCAACGGTTGGGCAACTCAGATGGCTGCTAAAATCACAGCTGGAGAACTTGCTACTGGAAAAGGTAACTATGTCGATGTATCGGCTACTGCCATTACCTCCATCAACGTATGTGACGTATTAAAGGATGCATGGCGTGGTTTAAATCCATTACTGAAAAAACAACGCCCAAATCTTTATCTGCCTTATTCAGTTCTTGAAATGTATGAGGATTGTTTTTTTAACGAGTATGGACATGCTCCATGGGCTGCTGATTTTACACAGCGCACATTGATTGGCTCTGACAAGAGATGCAACTTTGTTCCTCTTGACAATATGGAGGGTACTGATAAGTTAATCTTTACACTTCCAGGCAATATGCTTGTAGGATGCGACCAGGACAGCGACAAGGAGGATGTGAAAATCCGCGAATGCGACAACCCAAAAATGGTTCAGTTCTTTATGATGGCCTTCTATGGTGTTGGTTTCGATACTCTTGACAAGAGGTTTATGAAAGTAATGAAATACTCAGTTTAATATCTGGAATATGATTTTTGAAAATCTGACATGGCCGGCCGGGAAAGTAAACCCGTCCGGCATTAAAACCAAGGTCTATTTTATTGACAAGAACTTCATTAAAACATGGCCTGCCGTTGCTCCTGCTCCTGCCACAGCTCTTGCTAACGTAACGTTAGCAGGTGATTTTGAACTGGTAGTTGGTAAAATGTGGAACGAGCTTTACACGACCCAGGGAAAGGGGAAAGTAGATTTTGAACCAATTGGCGAAAAGGATTGTAAAATGTTCAACAATAAAGGGACGTTCAAGTTTCCTGATATCAGTAACGAGGCCAAAAGCCTGGCGAAATCTGCTATCAACTCGAATGTGATTTTTGTTGTTCCGCTTCCTCACGAAACCGAAAAACGCTTTATCGTACTTGGTGACGAGAACTACGACCTGGAAGTAACGATCAAAGGTGATTCAGGTGATGCTCCTGGTTCCGCAAAAGGAATTACGATCGAGGTAACAGCCCCGGCAACTACACCGCTTCCAAATTATACCGGAGCTTTGGTAACAGCAGCAGGGTCGCTTGATTGCGAAACCGGCGTATTTACCCCCATCCCATAATCTATTAATGAATAAAACAAAGCCGGGGCCAACACTCCGGTTTTGTTTTTAAAACTGTGATTATGACACCACATGAAGAAATAAAAGATTGGCTGGAGTCTGAAAAGAAGGATTTTGAAGCCGGTTATATCTTGTTTGTCCGATTCTCCCACAACCGGGCGCTGGCATTGTACCTGGCACGGAAACACGATTTATTGAAGCTAACGTATGAGCTTCAAAAGATCAGCGACCGTCCCACACTGAAGGATGCTCCTGTTATGCCTATTGGTCCGGTACTGAAGATGGTTAAATCATCCGGAGAGAAAGCAAACGGAATTACCGATGCCGGCAATGTAATCGACAATGCAGAGCAGAAGGTCCGAATCATCAAGGATGGCAAAGTTCAGTATGATGATCTTCCGGAAGAGCTTAAAAAGCTGTATGATGAAAATACAGCCAGTTACAAAAACATGCGCACGCTCCACGAACAAATGAAGCTTGCTTCAACTGACGAGGAACGGGCAGAAAAACGGGCTATCATCGATACGCTTGATGATGGTATCTCCGGCAACTGGAAGATCATTGATGACTGGGCTGCAGGGAAAATAACGGCTGATGATTTAGTCGCTGCAACCGGAGAGCAGGAAGAGTATAAACAGATCAACGCTGCAAGGACCTACCTATCGCGCAATATATCTAAGATGGAAACATTGAAAGATGAGAAGCACGAAAAGATGAAGCTTGATCTTCGCACCAGGGTAACGTTCCTGTGGTCGAAGAAAGCGGATATCAGTCTTGAAACGCTGGTTAAACTGGCCAAACATGGCGTCATCGACGAAACTGAATTGGGTTAACGGCATTGCCCCGTTCTTATCAAATCAAATTCAATTTCAGGATGTATTTGATTTTATGTTGGATGACTGCGGAAGAGCTGATAAAATGGTTATCAGCTCTTTTGCTATTTCAGAGGCTCTGGTTCGCAGGATCATCCGAAACCGGCACCGGATTGATCACCTGACATTATACCTGGACTTCACCATTGCCAGCCGTAATCCGCGAATGACCATGTTTGCAGCAAAAAATGTTGATGAGCTTTACCTGACTAATAATCACAGTAAAACGATTTACACTTCAGGAAACGGGAAAGAGTACCTGGCGGTAATATCAAACAATGCAACCAATAATCACCGGTACGAATGTGGACTGGTGATCAGTTCCAGGGAAGTGATCAGCCACTTCAGGGAACAATATAATCAGATGAAAAACGACAGTGTTAAGTGGGATGGATAAAGAACTATTGGAGAAGGTTGAAGAGTATGCGTCGCTGTTTTTCACAGTTGACGAAATCTCATTGATAGTTGATCTGAGCCCGTCAGACTTTCGGCGTGAAGTGCGTTACGGCAAAAGTGACCTTGCCAAAGCATATCACCGGGGTAAGCTCAAAACAATGATAGAGATCAGACGGCTAACAGTTGAGTTTGCAAAAAAAGGGAGTCCACAGGCTGAAGCCTTTGTAAAGGATTACATCGAAAAACAGGAAGAAAATGAGTAGAAAGGCGAATCTCGATAAGTTTCATGATGTGCTGTTCAAAGATTTTGATGAACAGCAGCATCTTACGCTGGTTGAACGCGAACAGCTGAAGCGTTATCGGGCTGCCTATGCTCAATCACTCGAAAACCCATCAATCACAGATACAAAACTGCGTGATTACCTGATGAATGAATATGGCATATCGCAAACTCAGGCCTATTACGATATCGCAAATATCAGGATCCTGCTCGGAAATGTGCGCAATGCCGGAAAAAATTGGGTCCGGTACCTGGTAAACGAAACGCTCAAAGAAGCCATTGAAGCCTGCAGGACAAAAAAGAAGTGGAAAGAGGTAATACTTGCAACTAATGTTTTAGGCAAATACAATAAACTCGATAAAGATGATGCAACGGAATATCCCTGGGAGGATATTCTTCCGATCCCTATTGAGCCAACCAATGACGTGACGGTACTAAAGGTAAAACCACTTGCCAATAAAGAAGAGGAAATCCGAAAGATGTACGAAAAGTACAAAGGCGAAATAGATATTGAAGACATTGGTTATGAAGAGGTAGAAAATGAGCGAAACGATTGATAAAAAGAAAATATACTTTTCCGATCCGCAGCTGGAGTTTCGCTATACAGCAGCTCACACCAGTGTTGTGGTTGCTGGTCGTCGATTTGGAAAAACTCACGGCTTAGCAGCTCCCTGGCTTTTACGGAATGTGCAATATATGCCCCGTGCTGCAGGAGCTATTGTCGGTTCCACTTTTCAGCAGATCCTTACCCGAACACTTCCGGGAACATTGACAGCTCTTGAAGATATGGGGTTTTACCGTAACGTCCATTATTTTGTCGGAAGGAAACCGCCTATAACTGCAGGATTTAAGAAACCTGTCCGGGAACCGGTTTCCTTTGATCATGTTATAAGTTGGTATAACGGATCTGTTCAATATTTGATTTCCCAGGATATTCCCGGATCATCCAACTCACTCACGCTTCAGTACGTAATGGGTGATGAAGCAAAGTTCCTGAATTTCGATAAATTGAAAGATGAGACTTTTCCGGCAAATGGTGGATTTAAAGGATCATGGGCAAATTGCCCCTGGCTAAACTCAATGCTTTTCATCTCAGACATGCCAACTACCAAGAAAGGATCATGGTTCCTGAATTATGCTGATAAGATGGACCCTGAGTTAATCAATATGATTCAATCCCTGGTAAAAGAGATTTTCAGGCTAAAATCACAAATACAAAATACCTACACGGTTCGAATGATCCGGGAATATCAGCTGAAGCTCGCGCAGTTCCGCAGCATTGCTGTTTATTACCGTGAATGGTCATCCATCGAAAATATTGAACTATTAGGCAAGAAGTATATTCAACAGATGAAGCGGGACCTTCCACCACTTGTTTTTCAAACATCTATCCTTTGCATCCGCCCGGGGAAGCTGAAGGACGGGTTTTACCCTGCATTGTCCGAAACAAGGCATATGTATTCAGCTTACGATAACTCATACCTGCTCAATCTTGATTATGATTTAGATAAGATTAAAGAACCCGACTGCCGGCAGGATGGAGACTTAGATCTGGATGATCCTATCAGGGTTGCATTCGATTATAACTCTGATATCAATTGGCTCGTATGTGGACAGCCTTCATGGTCTAAGGCAAAAGTAATCAAATCATTCTATGTGAAGTATGAGCGTAAGTTGCGTGAGGTTGTTGATGACTTCTGCAAATACTACCGTTTTCATCATTCCAAAGAGGTTGTCTATTACTATGACAATACAGCACTGGGCAGTAACTATGCCGTAAGTGATGAGGATTTTGCTTCTGTTATCTGCTCACAGTTCGAGAAGAACAGATGGACAGTGAACAGGCAGCACATAGGCAACCCATTACGCCACAATGAAAAGTACCTGATCTTTGACCAGGCATTCAAAGGACAGAAGTACCTGATGCCTCAAATCAATCAGCCAAACAATGAAGCCCTTGTATTAGGGTTAC